TGGCAGGAACCCCGGGTTCGTTGATTCCAGCGGTGTGGGGCAACAGCGTGACTCAGGAGATCCTGAGTGTGATTACCGGCGGCGGTCTGGTGGCTGCCGAGGCGGATACCGGGCAGTTGTTCAAGGCGATTCAAGTGCTGATGGGCAAGAGCAGTCCAATGCGCTCGGTTATTACTCGTGTTGTTACCTCAAAACTGTTGAGTAGCGAAGAGCTTGGCCTGGTCTTGATCGATGCCAGTGCTGGTGCACTTAGCGTCAGTTTGCCGCCAGCGAACGCCGGTCTTGGGGTGCGAGACGTCATTGTGCGGCGTGTCGATAACAGCGGTAACCGCTTGGTTGTTCAAGGCTCGAGCGGTGATTTGATCAAGTTTCACACCCATTTGAATGCTTCGGGTTATCCGTTTCTCGCGTTGATGGGGGCAGGTGACTGGTGGCATCTGCGCAGCGATGCCGCGGGCAACTGGTGGCCTGTTGGTCGCCTGGATGGTTCGTCACTGGGGCACATCGCTTTTGAGACCACGTTGGCGGTATTACCTGGGGGGTACGCCGCGCTTAACGGTTCCCTGCTCAATCGTGCGGAGTGGCCGTGGTTGTGGGATCACGCGCAGCAGTCCGGCATGTTGCGAACTGAAGCCGACCGCGCAGGCGCATGGACTGCGGGAGACGGTGCTACGACCCTCCGCTTGCCGGAGGCTCGAGGCGAGTTTCTGCGTGTACTGGCCGAAGGCGGGTTGGTCGATGCTGGACGTACACCAGGCTCCTGGCAAAAAGGCTCGTTGGTTCAGGGGGACAACGGCATCGCCGACAATATCTTGTTCGCGACAAACATCATTTCCCAAAAGACCCAGTTGGGTTTCGATATGGGGAGCTACACCGATTATGCGGGCGCCACCGTCAAGTACATCACTCCTGCTGCGCCGATTACACCCATTCCAGACTCAGAACTGCTGAACCATGGTGGTATCACGCGTCCTCGAAACATCGCCTATCCGGGGCGTATCAAACTTATCTGAGGTGCCCATGTTTAATTATTTGATTGATCGTCTGGGCTGCTTGACTGGCCCTGTCGAGTTTGATGTCACTCCCGGTCTTGGTGTTCAACTGCCGAGTAATGCCGTTCAACTTTCATTCGAGTTGCCGCTGCCCGAAAGTGGTCGAGTGTGGACACTGGTCAACAATGTTCCTCGTGAGTTGATAGACCTCCGTGGTCCGGTTTACCGGACAGATGATGGAATAAAGCAGATCTGGACCGAACTGGGTGAATTGCCTGACACCCTCACGGCACAGCCATGGCCTGGTGAGTTCCACATCTGGCGCGACAGCGTCTGGGTGCTGGATGAGCAGGCTCGCTTGGCGAGCGTCAGACAACAATCTCTCGACCAGCGCGACGTTCTCCTTCGCGACGCCGTCCTGCGCATCGCGCCGCTGCAATACGCCGAAGACATCGGCGATGCCAACCATGACGAACTACTGCTGCTGATCGAATGGAAGCTCTACAGCGTCGAGCTGAACCGTATCGAAAAACAGGCCGGGTTCCCCGATGAAATCACTTGGCCGGTCGCCCCCGGCGCAGGCGTAGCCAGCTGATTGCAGCACAGGGAGCAATGCAATGGATTATCCAAAAAGTATTCCCGGCGTCGGCCTGGTCAACGGCGGTTTTGTCGATGAAAACCCGCTCGCCGGTTCCCCGGGATCGTTGATCCCCGCCGCGTGGGGCAACAGCGTCACGCAGGAAATTCTCAACGCGATCAAAGCTGCCGGGCTGACACCTGATGAAGCCAGGACGGATCAGTTGGCAACGGCCATCGGTGCGCTGGTCGACTTCAGCAAACTGAAAAATACCCCGACCACGTTGGCCGGGTACGGCATCACCGATGCGGTGGGCCGGTTGTTGGCGGTCCGGCAGATCGAGGCGGTCGGGATCACGGTTTACAAACCCAACCCGAGAGCCAAACGAATTCGTGTGCGGCTGGTAGGGGCAGGTGGTTCGGGTGGCGGCTGTGCGCCCATCGCTGCGACGTATCAAGGCATCGGTGGCGGTGGTGGGGCGGGCGCTTATGGCGAGAGCCTGTATGACGTCACGCCGGAAATGCTCGCCGGTGTGCCTGTTTCGCTGGGCGCCGGTGGTGCCGCCCGCAATGCGGTCGGCCAAGCGGGCGGCGGCGCTTCCTTTGGTTCATACGTGAGTGTTTCTGGCGGTATGGGCGGACAGACGATTTCGGTCCTGACCGGAGCGGGTGCGTCCGGTTTTGTACAAGGCGGAGCGGGAGGCCAGACGGTGATGGGGGGCAACCTCTGCAGTGCGCGAGGTATCCCCGGTACTTATGCGATGTACAACTCCAATTGGGGAGTGCTTTGCGGAGGCGGCGGCCCGAGTCCGTTTGATGGTGGTGGCCCACTGGTGGGCGTGAACGGCAACGGCGTCGCCGGCGTTCGAGGCTCAGGCGGCAGCGGTTCTTGCTCGGTCAACGCTTCAGCTTCAGTGGTTAGCGGTGCTGGCGGCAACGCCTTCTGTGAAATCTGGGAGTACGAGTAATGGCCCGTTATGCACGAGTGGAAAACGGTGTCGCGGTCGAGGTGATCGACACCGGTGACTACGCGATCACCCAACTGTTTGCTCCCGCTTTCGTCGAGACGATGGTGCAGGTGCCGGGCGACATGCAGATCGAAATCGGCGCGCCCATCGGTGAACTGCGCCCTGAGATTGCAACGTTGCCGGCAATGGAAAGTCCGGCCGTTACCCATGAAACCGTTGTCGCGGAGCAAGAGCCTCTGGCGGCCGCGCGCACTTGGCGCCAGTCCAGCCTGGCAGCCACCGAATGGTGGGTGACACGGCATCGCGATGAGCAGGAACTGGGGCGCGGGACGACGCTCAAGGCTGCGCAGTATCTGGAACTGCTGGAGTACCGCCAGGCGCTGCGCGACTGGCCTGATTCAAGTGGTTTCCCTGCGACGTTTTCCCGGCCTTCGGCCCCCGCGTGGCTAGTCGCTGATGTTGGCTGACGCCATCAAATTGTGTGTGTTTTCAGATCAGGAGATGAGTAATGGACTATCCAAGAAGTGTTCCCAGTGCGGGCCTGGTAGACGGCAAGTTTGTCGATGAGGATCCGATAGCGGGAAAACCGGGTTCGCTGATCCCTGCCAGTTGGGGCAACGGGATTACGCAGGAGTTGCTTAGTGTCATCCAGGCCGCCGGGCTCACCGCCTCAGAAGCCAAGACTGATCAGTTGCTGACTGCCTTGCGCAGCAACCGATTGTTTGCAACACCGCCACAGTTCGATAACAGCCAGAACGTTGCCACCACCGGGTTTGTGAACCGCAGCGGTACGCAGTTTTCCGGATTCACGACCTATGCGACCAGCGCCGCGCTGACAGCGGCTCAAGCGGGCGGAGTAGTGAGCTTCTACAGCAGCACGGCGGCCACCGCTACGATGCCGGTTACCACCAGTGTCATGAGCACAAGCACGCTGACGATCCTAAATCTTGGCACCGGTGTGCTGACGATCAACCCGGCGCCGAACGACCGTATTGTCAGCAGTAATACGGTGGGATCGCTGGTCCTGGGTATCGGTGACTCCGCGCAGTTGTTCCGCACAGGCAACGACTGGCGCCTTTACGGCGGCTCGGTCAGCGATCGGTTCGCTTCGGTTCATTCCGGTGTCTTTGGCGACGCGGGCTATCAGCGGTTTGCGAGCGGCGTTATCGAGCAGTGGGGATCGGCAGTTTCGGATGCCAACGGCGATATCAATGTCGTATTCCCTATCGCTTTCCCCAATGCATTCAGCAACATCGTGGCGACTCATGCCGGGGGCGATAGCGCCATGGTTATTCTGAATGGCAACCCGGCGGCAAATAAATTCGGGTGCCATTTGAAAATACGCAGCTATCTCGGCACGGTCTCTGCCGGCTGGAATGTCCACTATCAGGTGAAGGGTTATTGAATGAACGTCTACAGTGTTCTCTTTAGCGCCAGCACCCGGGGCGTTTATGTACCGGGTATCCATTTGTCGGACATTCCCGACGACGTTATCGAAATTCCCCAAGCCTACTGGACCTCTCTCCTGCAACAACTGTCGGTCTCGGCAAAAGTTATTGGTGTGCGGCCGGATAACGGCTTTCCAGTTCTCGTTGACCCGCCGCCGCCTTCTGTAGAGGAAGCCGCCGACGCCGAGCGGCATTGGCGCACCGCGCAACTGGCCGCCACCGACGGTCTGGTGGCCCGTGACCGCGATGAGCTGGAGGACGGCGGCGGTACCACGCTGACCACCGAGCAATACGCGCAATTGCAAACCTATCGCCGTGAGTTGCGTGACTGGCCGCAAGGCTCCTTCTTTCCGTTCAGCGAGCATCGGCCGGTAGCGCCGCAGTGGTTGGCTGCTGTGGTCTAAGTCTTCAAGGATGTTGAAATGGATTACCCAAAAAGTGTTCCCAGCGTCGGGCTGGTGAATGGCAAGTTCGTCAATGAAGATGTTGTTGCTGGGTTGCCGGGATCGTTGATCCCGGCAACTTGGGGCAATAGTGTTACCGATGAGCTGTTGAACGTCGTCAAATCCGCAGGGCTTGAACCGAGCGAAATCGACTCCACGCAACTGGTGCAGGCGCTGAAAAAAATCAGTCAGGCCGGTGAAGACAAGCATGCTGCAGACATCGGTGCGGCCAATCTGTACATGGCCAACTACGTGCCGGCCATCACGGCGTTGAGGGACGGTTTGGCGCTGCGCTTTACTGCCGGCAACGCCAACTCGGGGGTGAGTACGTTTGCCCCGAATGGCTTGCTGCCAAAGCCGCTGGTGAGTCTGGCAATGAGCGCCTTGCGCCCGGCCGAAGTGGTTGCCGGCAGTGTGTGTTCGGTGGTTTACAGCGCGGCGCTGGACAGTTGGGTGCTGGTGTATGCCAGCGGTGGCAATGGCCTCACCGGACGGTTACTGGGCATTAAGACGTTTACTGCGTCCGGTACTTACGTACCCGCAGCGGGCATGAAGAATGTGTGGGTGAAAGTGGTCGGTGGCGGGGGCGGGAGTGCAGGCATTGTTGGCACAGCCGCTTCCCAGTATTCGCTTGCTGGTGGAGGGGCTTCTGGCAGTTACGCAGAAGCCTGGCTTTCGGCCGCAACGGTGGGAGCCAGTCAGATCGTCACAGTTGGGGGGGGTGGCGCCGCAGGCTTGATCGCAACCGACGCCGGAGCGGGCGGAACCAGCTCTTTGGGATCGCTGGTTTCAGCGCCTGGCGGTGCGGGTTCGACCTCGTTGGGTTACACCAGCTTCCCAGGGACCGGCCTGTATGTCGGTGGGTATCCGGGCCAGGCTGCGAAAGGTGGAAACATCGTCAACATGGCCGGATCTGCCGGTTCGACAGGTATATCCATCAACGCGTCGACCTTGGCCGGGCATGGTGCCAACTCGCCCTTGGGCAGTGGTGGTGTTGCCAGCAGTGCGCAGGGAGCAATCGCGGCACCTGGCTCCGGGTTCGGTTCCGGGGCTGGCGGCATTGCCAACGCCCCCAGCCAACCAGGCAGGCCGGGTGCTTCCGGAGCCGCTGGCACCGTAATCATCTACGAGTACGCCTGATGAAAACCTACGCACGTATCGTCAACAACACCGTGGTCGAACTGTTTTCGACTGACGGCAACATGGCCGAGATGTTCCATCCGGATCTGCTGTGGGCCGACATCAGTGACATGACACCGTTACCGCAAATCGACTGGAGCGCCAACTTCGGCACTCTCGGCTGGGTGTTCGCGGCCCCCACAGTCGCGGCACCGAACAACACCCTGACAACTCTGGCAAAAAAATGGCTGGCGGGTATTAGCGCTCAACCATGATTCAATCGGAACATCCAGGGAGGATTACGCATTATGCAAATTACAGAAGACAACCTTAAAACCATCATGCCCAACGCCCGCAGCCAAGCGGGCGTTTTTGTTTCTGCGCTCAACAGCGCCATGGCCAGCCATTGCATTGATACGCCCAAGCGTGTCGCTGCATTTCTCGCGCAAATCGGCCACGAGTCGGGCCAGTTGCAGTACGTGCGGGAGCTGGGCAACAACCAGTATCTGAGCAAATACGACACTGGCACGTTGGCGCTTCGATTGGGCAACACCCCGGAGGCGGACGGCGACGGCCAGAAGTATCGCGGTCGCGGGCTGATCCAGATCACCGGTCGCAGCAATTATCGTCAGTGCAGCCTCGGCCTGTTCGGTGACGAACGCTTGCTGTCGCTGCCGGAGTTGCTGGAGCAGCCGCAATGGGCGGCGGAATCCGCCGCATGGTTCTGGGAGCTGAACGGCTTGAACGAACTGGCTGATCGCGAGCAGTTCAACAGCATCACCCGCCGGATCAACGGCGGGTTGAATGGCTTGCAGGATCGCCTCGACATCTGGGCGCGGGCGAGGGCAGTGCTATGTCCATCTCCTGGCGCGTAATCGGCGTTCTGTCGTTGGCTGTGATTGCGGCCGCGCTGGCCTGGCACGTTCAGGACTGGCGCTATGGCCGCCAACTGGCCGAGCAGGCGCGACTGCAGGCCGACACCCTCAATCAACTGACCTCGGCCGCCGCCACCGCGCAGCAGGCTGAGCAGGACAAGCGTCTGGCCCTCGAGCAACGCCTCGCCGCCAGTGAACAAACCCACTATCGAGCCATGAGCGATGCCCAACGTGATCAGGATCGCCTGCGCGATCGTCTTGCCACTGCTGATCTGCGCCTGTCAGTCCTTATCGACGCAGGCGACGCTGCCCAAGGCTGCGGGGTGCCAGCCACCACCGGCCCCGGCGGCGTGGATCATGCA